CATTTGGATTTTCATTAATGCTTTATAGATTAGTATGTTTAAATGGTATGATGAGTAAGCAACATTTACAAAACTATAGATTTAGACATGCTCCTGGTTCTGAGGATTGGAATAAACAATTAGAATCAATGGTACATATGTTAAATATGTCAGCAGATGGTGATAATGAAAACTTAACTGATATGATTATAGGATTAAATGCTTTAAATCATTATCATGTAACTACTGAAGGAATCGGTAATATTAGGCACAATTATCTTAAAGATATACCAACAGGTGTATGGGGTGAGATTCTTGATAGATTTACTGATCCTAGAGGCGAATATTGGTCAGAGCAATCAGGTTGGGGATTACTTAATTCAGCTACAGATATATTGTGGCATAAAGAGAAACCAACTCTTGCATCATATAATCAAAATGCAAATATAATTGATGGATTAATTATGGCTGCAACATAATTAGAGCATATATCTACGGTGATATACTTTGAAGTATGGACTACGATAAAAATCCAATGTCGGCCATTAACGGAGACTAGGAGGTATATGCTCTTATTATTAGGGTGATGTGGATTAGTCACATTTACTAATACCCTAAAATATTCTGCTGGGAGTTGTGAAAAACCAACATGCGGGTAGGCAACACGGGTGTGTGTCAGGATATAAATTAAGGAGAAACAATGAAACATAAGGAAATGATAAAAAAGATTAAGACTATATTTAAAGAAGTTGAAACAATACATACACAAGGGCAAAAAGAATATGCCATGAATGAAGATAATGTATTTGCAAACTTTGAAAGAATAGCTAATCAAATGAATATGGATAGAGAGATAGTTTTATGGGTATATCTTATGAAACATATAGATGGTATAGCATCATATCTTAAAGGACATAGATCCCAAAGAGAAGATGTCACTGGTAGATTAACAGATGCTATAGTATATCTATGTATATTATGGGGTATGATTGAATCTCATGAATATCAATATCCAGGTAAATCTAAATATTATTATAACAGACAAGGAGAAAAAGATGGCTTCACAGAAAAAAGATAAAACCACAACTAAAAAAGAAAATGTTGTGAAAGAGTCTCATATAAATGAACTATGGGATGTCGTAGATGAAATGCAGGAAAACTTAAACTTTATAAATGATAGAGTTAAAAAAATATTAAATAGAATGGGGTTAGAATAATGCCGAATAAAAAACCAACAATGAAAGAAGTAAAGACAGTAATAGATAATATCTTAATTCATATGTCAAGTTTAGAAAAGGGATTAAGAGGGTTAGATAGTGCTTTATCTAGTTATATTGAGTTTACAGGAGATAAAGACAAATGGTTAAAGTGGATAGAAAAAAGAACAAAAGAGTTAGAAAGGGAGGCAAATGAATCAAAATCAAATAAATCTGGAGATAGCTCTGGAGGAACTGGAGCTGGAAAGGCTGGAGATAAAACATCTGAAAAATAAAATACGCAGATTAGAAGCTCAAATTTATAATCTTCAAAATCCAGAAAAATATTCTGAAAGTTACATTGCAAATCATAAGCTTAATGAGATTCTAAAAGGAGCTGATGATGCTATGGATAGATTCACTGCTAAACTAAGAAAGGAGAATGCTAAATATGTCAAGCAAAAACAAAGCAAGGGGTAACAGATTGGAACGATTAGTTGTTAATCAAGCTAAAGAAGTAGGTATAGAAGCAATTCGTGCTTATGCTAGCAATGGACTGTCATTAGGTGAAGCTGAAGATGTTGATGTAAAGATTGGAGAATTTAAAGGCCAATGTAAAATGAGAAAGAAAATCGCATCATTTATGAAACCACCTGAAAGTTGTGACATTGCTTTAATTAAAGAAGATAGAGAAGATACTTTAGTTGTTATAAGATATCAAGATTTTCTTACCATGATATTAAAGCAAATGGGAGTAATGTAATGGCTAAGTATGAACTATATAGACCAAGAAGAAGTAATAATGCAAGAGTGACTTATGATCAAAGTAAGCAGATTACTAGATTAGAAAATAAAGTAAATGAATTACGTAGAATACTCCAGAAGTATTTAGGGTAATTAACTCGAAGATATGAGGGGGACTTGTTCTCCCTTATTATCTTAATAAGTCTAAACTTTTTAAGATTTTATCTTTATCTATTAAATCTTTTTGAAGTCTATTTTGTATACCCTTCTTATTTAATCTTTCCTCAAGAGGTTTAAATTTCTTCTTCTTTTTTTCCTTCCATCCAAGTTTTTCTTGAACCCAAGTATTCATATCTCTTTGTTCTTTAGTAGGGAACAATCCTAACCCCAGCCTAGTTGCAGGAAACAATCCACCTTCTTTTAGTGCAGTCCAAGTATAAGCTAAAAATCTAGCAGCTGCAGCATTATATCTAGCAACTTTTTGAAAAAATATTTGATTAGCATCTTTAGTTACAGCTTTTTCTGTTGCAGTATCAAACATTTGATCCATTATTGGATTTTTTAAACGTTCACTATGTGCAGCTAATTCAGCTAAAGAAAGCCCAAAATTAGCATTTGGTCCAAGAAAATACCAGCCTCCTTGCCCATAAGTTTTTGCATTAATTTTCTCTTGAGTTTCTTTACTTATTTGTCCGTCTCTCCAAAGCTCTCTATTTCCTGACATCCATGTCCACATAGCTTGTCCTGTCTGTAAGACATCATTGTCAAATAGTTTCATAAAATTAGTTTTAAAAGCTATTGTAGATGCAAACATTGTTGCTTGCAATATACCCATTCTCAATGGCTTTATTGCTTCTTCGCTAGTAAAATCCAAAGATTTATAAGATATGCCAGCTTCTTTCATCCATTTAAACATTAGGTTAATCATATTAAATCTATAATGTGCAAATTGACCAATACCTGTCTTAGCAAATTGTGTTGCAGTAGAATTCTCATCTTTCGCTCTTATAGCATTAGCTTTATTCCACTTAGCATACTCAAAATGCAAGTCAACTGTTCCATTATATGCCATTCTACCAGCTTTATTTTCCATCCAACTATTTAATTCAGTTTCAGTTTTACTTCCATATCTTTCAACTAAATCATTATATTCAGGAACATAGTCCTTCCCTTTCTTTTCTAATAGTTTATTATATAAATTTTTATCTTTTAAAAATTGTTGAACTTGCCATGACTTATTAGTTTGTTGCAGATTTCCAAATGCTAAGGCAAACGCTGTTTTAAATGTACTAGATCTATTCCAATCTTCTACTATTCTATGCATTATTCCAGATTTACCTGCTACGAGAGATGTTACTCTACCAGTCTTAGCAAGAACTCCTTCACTTTCTCTTATAGTTAATTCACCTTTTTTATTCACATATAAACGATCTGAATTATGTATATATGCATCTTCTAAAGCTCCTCTTGATCTTTCACTTAAATTAATTTGACCCTTTTTTAGATAGTCACCTAAGCTAGCTTCTTTATTCTTAGGATCAAACCATTGTAATCCAAATTTCTTCATCTGTCTATTGACAGCAGCTACATTATCAGTTGTAGTACCACTATTTCTATAAAAATTAAAGGCATCTACTTTAGCTTTTGCTCCCCATTCTACAAATTCCCACAATCTTTGAGTAGCATTTCTAGCTGCAGATCTAATATTACCTCCCATTAACCTGAAATATGTTACAGAAGTCATTACTCTCATCATATCGTGAACAGCACTATCTTGAGTAATATCCTTTTTAGAAATTTCATTATACACACTTTCCATTAGATGCAACATATCCTCAGCTGTTCCTTCTAAATCTTTTCTACCTTTTTCCCTAGCAACATTTAGATGTTCTTTAGTAATAGCATCTGTAGCTTTTTTAAATGTGCCTTTAACATGTGTTCTATAATTAAATATACCTACATCGCTTACATATTTTTTTAAGAAAAAATAAGGATCTGCATCATAAACAGGATTTGATATAGCACTTTTACCTTTAGCTACATTAATAATACTATCCCAATTATTTAATTCTATCTCTAATCTTTTATCTATTTTAAAATTACCTTGCTCAACTAATTTTTCTAAGCCATATTCAGGATGAGTAAGTGTTTTTACTAAACCTAATGCATATTGAGACATATAATGTTCAGAAAATGCAACTTTTCCATTAGCCTCATATCCTTCTCCAAAGAAATCTTTCTCTCTGACTAGACCTAATGATAAAAAGTCCTTAACTTTAGTGAAGTTTTTATGCTCTATAACTCTACCATTTTCATCTATAGATTTCTGAAATTCAATTTGTTTAATTAAACCATTAACTTTATCAACAACACTATCCACCCATAATAAGTTTTTATCTTTAGCCATCTTACTAATTTGCTGCAATCCTCTTATTAAAGAAGTGGAACCTTCCTTTCTAATAACATTATAATTAGTTCTTATTTTTTGTAATTGAGTTTTCTGTGGATTACTTAAATTAGGAATAGTATTTATATCTACTCCTAGCAATACTTCATTTAATATTTTTATACTTTCTCCAGCTCCTGTTTCATAGTATTGCTTCATAGCAGTTCTATTTCTATAATATTGACTTTTTAATTTATTTAATGTATTAGGATCAGAAGTTTGTAACATTGCTTTTACTAAAGCATCGTATTCACTTTGTATCCTTCTCACTTCTTTAATCCCATCAACGCTCATTTTACCAAGGAAGTCAGATAAAACACTTTTAGCACCCATAGAAGCAGAAAAGTTCTTAAAGGTACTTAATATATCATCTACAGCTCTGCTTGTTTCTGTACTATAATCTCTAAAATAAGAAGTTTCAAATGTTAATTCCCTTTCAAATCTTTGTAACTCAGGAAAATTTTGTAATGACTGTTTAGGTAGATGGAAGTTAGCTTGCCAAGCATTTCTTTTATGAGAAAGTTTTTGATTGAATGTTTTCAATCCTAATAAAAGTTTTCTATAATCTTTATAGTTCATAGGGAATTGATCCATATCATATGAAGGTTTACGGGTATATTTTCTATAAATCCATTCAAAGGTTTCAAAATTATTATAACCCATTTGTTTAACATTTTCAAAACCTATGCCTCTATCCCAATTTTTATGAAGAGTCATCATTTTATTATATAAGTCTTTCTTTTCTTTAGGACTTAAATCATCTTTTGTCTTTTTCAAAAACGCTTTAAAACTACATAAAAAACTCATTCATTCTCCTTACTTGATATTATAACATTTCATTATATCTTCCGCTCTCTGGAAAGAAGATTCTCGATTGCCACCTTTTTCACCCATATCTTTTCTTGTCATTGCATCATGTTCATTTACAAATATTTTCTTAGCACCAAAATCAATAACTCCTCCTTCTCCATCACCAACCCAATTCTGTCTACCCCATTGCTTATCGATAGGAATACCTTTGGACTCCATAACCTTTGATGCCTTATATATTAAAGCAGGGTCAATATTTTCAGTCGTTGAACGTATTAATATTTCTGCAGCATCTTTTTCCATTTTATCTGATGAATTTCTTCTTTCAAATACATCTTGTGATAACCAACTTTTGCTAGTCATATATCCATTAATACTAGCAGGTTCTGTAAATAATTTCAATTTCAATTGTGTCAAATCAATATTAGGATTTTCTACAGCTATATAAGTTGCATTTTTTAATTTATTAATATCATCTAATATTTCCTTAGCAAACTTTTTATCACCTATTCTTTCACCAGAAGCAATTTTAGATAATAAAGATATAGTTGATTCTGCTAAATAATTTTGCTTATATATATAATCATATACATTTTGTTTGCCTTGACCTTGATTAATACTTCTTATAGAAACTATTTTATTTGATTGTTGTGGTACTATCAGTCTTAGAATCATAGCCTTACGATAATCAGCATCTTTTCCTGCCTTAAATGCATCGTTAAATAAAAATTCCCAAATTTGTTGTTCTCTTTCTAATGAAAATTTACGATTGCCAGTAGGATCATTAGGATATTGTAGTCTCAATTCTCTTATTTGAGCAGTCAATCTATGATAATCTCTATTAATATATCCAGTTTCATCTATACTAAATCTTCTACGACTACCATCTTCTCTTATAATAACAGGCAGATCGCCAAATGCTTGATTTAAAATTCTTAATCCTTTTTGTTCTTGACCATCACTAATTTCAAACCTTCTTCCATTTTCTATACGCTTCTCTCCTGGATATAAAGTATTTTGATTCCTTTTTCCTGGCAATATAACTTCTTTAATATTACCTTTAGCATCTATTATTACTTCAGGCGAACGTAAATTATTTGTATAAGTATTACTATCAATTCTATATTTAATATTTACTACATTATCAGTACCTGCTTGAGGTAAAAAGCTATAAGATAAGGCAGCTTCTGAAGTTTGTATAGCCTCATCAATCCTACTAATTTTCTCTTCTAATTGCCTAATTTCAATAGAATCTTGGTCACCTTTTTGAAAGGCTTTTTTCCTTTCCAATTCAATTTCTAATGCTACTTTTTTATGATGCAATTCTTCTAATTTAATAGATCTAGCTTCATCTTTTACATATTCCCTTAATGCCACATTAAACCATTTATTATATTGCTCTTTATAAGTAGATGCATCTCCTACATATCCTTGCTCAAAATAATCTAACATTTCTTTAGCTTCTGTTTTAGCTTCTCCAAAATGCGATTTCTTTAAGGCTACATTTTTTTTATGCACTCCATATAAAGACCTCATAGCTACATCATATGTATTACGAGTACTATTAAAATAGTCTAATGCTGTTATAACTCCTTCTCCAAAATCAATACGTTGATCAATGCCTTGTTGAGCCTTTCTAGGATCTAAAGTTCTATATACTAGGTGCTCATAAGCATCTGCATAATTTACTAATTTAGCACCACTTTGATATCCAGATGGATCAGTTGTCATGCCTTGGTTATATTTCAAATATACATTAATAGGATCTACCAGTTTCGTTCTTAAAGCATCTACTACATGGCTATAATTTGCTACATTTAATTCTTTAAAAGGTACAAATACATCTAGATTTTTTTGAGATCTATAACCTAATTCAAAAATACCATCTCTTCCAAATAAGATATTATTTTGTTCGGATTGCAGTCTTGCTAAACGATGTCCTGCTGGTAAATTTTGCCCATATATATCAATAAATTCTTTCGCTAATAAACTAATATTTTCTACAGTGCTGTGATATTTCCCTTTATTATTTAACCTAACTATTAAATTCCTTTGACTACCTTCAATCATTTGATCAGTTTTAAAGGTTAATATATCTGGTTTATTTTTATAAATATTACTTAAGTAAGTAACGGTTTGATGCATTTTAACAAACAAACCTCTAGCTTTATTTACTTCTGCTATAACACTATCATGAGAAGTATCAACTTGTAATATACTGGCTATTATTTTAGCAAACTTGCTAGCATTAGCATCTACTGCAGGATTAAATAATCTATTTATTTCAGCTTGGGTAGCACCTGTAATATGTCCTGCTAATCTATTAGTTTCTCCCCAAAATTTACCTGGAGCTGCAACATAATTAAATGATTTATCAAAGTCGAAATCAGCATCTTGAGGTTTTATAGCATCAACATAATTCATTCTACTAATATTACCTGACTCTATATCTGTATAAAATTCACCATTGTTTTTATTTTTAGCCATTTTAGAAATAACAATATCACCTTCCATATTCCTAGGTTGTCTTAAATTTAACATACCTATACTTACTCCCATAGGAGCTATTGTATGCGCAGCTGTATTTAAAGTTGTTGATTCATTAATTAATAGATGTCCATTTCCATCTTTTAAATTATATATAGTTTCTTCTTTCCTAACTGCGGCATCATAGGCTTTTTTATTCTCTAATCTAACACTATCACTAATATCCTTACCCTTATCATTTCTATGAACAGTACGCTCACTTGTATCTATATCTCGTAAGTTTCCATTTTTACCTATATATCTTCCCTCTACATGTAAAAATACTTCACCATCTAAAGTAATAAGGAATCCATCTGCCTCTCTCGTCTTGCCATTCACATTATATTTTACATTTTGAATTAATACATTTTGAACACCATTTAATTCTGATCCAGGCTTAACAAATCTTTTCTGAGATCCATTATAAGAAGGTACAAATTCTCCGAATCTTTTAACAACAGGTCTGCCGTCAATAGTAGACCTAACAGTAATTTTTAATTCTCCCATATCTGCTGTCATAACATCTAATGAACCATCTTTTACAAAGCCAGAAGCAATATTTCCACCATTTAAATTATAGTTAACTAAAGCATCTGTAACTTGTCTTTGAGCCCAAGGTTCAATTATTAAACCATTTCTTTCTAATATATTTGTTATAGCACTATTAGCTACTGACATATCTCCAGCTTCTGCTCTTGCTCCTAATACATGCTTAGCTAATTCTGTTCTATAATATATATCACTATACTGTCTTGTTAATTGTGTTTGAAGATTCTCAATTTTAGCATCTACTCCAATCCAATCTGCAATACCATTGTTAGCTGTCATATGTACACCTGCGTTCTGTCCAACTAAAACACCATCTGCATGTGCTTTAGCGATAGTTCTTAAGCTTAAAGCTTCTAAAGGAATCTCTACTATTTTATTAGTATTTTTTAAATTAATTAAATTATTATTAGCATCACGAGTAGATATAAAAGCTTCCCATGTTTGAGAAAAACTACTAGCATCTGTCGAAGTATCCTTACCTACTATTTCTGCAAACTGGGACTCATATGAATCTCCTGCTTTTCTCTTTAATTGATTAATCTTATTAGCAGATTTAAAGGTTAAAGCATCTATACCAAGTTCAGTCATAATACCATTTAAAATAGGATTATATTTAAAGGCAGTTTTACCAAACCATTGTTGAACTTTACCATAATTTGGATTAGATCTATCAAATATAATATCAGTATATGTTATTGTAGGTTTAATAGCACCTGCTTTAAAACCTGTAACATTATTACTGCTATCAATTCTTAACATATCTGGATGAATCCCCATCATTCCCATCATAGCTAAGTAAGGTCTAAATGCTACAAACATATCTGCATCTACTATTGATTTTCTACCTTCTCTAATTAATTCTATATTATAATCATATTCTTCTTTTGTAATTTGATTATTCCTTCTTTGCTCTGTAAGCTCTACTGTTGCCCTATCTAAAGAATCAAATATATTTCCAACTTTTTTACCATTAACATCATATAAATCAGCAGTATCATCAATAGATAATGTTTTTAATTTTCTGAAATTACCATTAGCATCAGGTTTTAACCATCCTAATTCCCCTTGAGCAACTAAATCTGTCTCTATTTGTCTATATATATTTCTAAATAAATTAGTTTCAGATTGTTCAAATAGATTAGCAGTTCTAATTCTATTTTCATTTGTAGGAATATATCCATTTTTAGTTTCATTTAGTTTATCTCTTTTATATAAATCTCTAACAATGTCATGATCTAAATGTACTTGATTATCTGTAATAATATCTTTTAAGAAAGCTGGCATATTTAATACAGCTCTAGTTAATTTAACAGCCTCTACTATATCTTCAGGTGTTCTAGCTTCTCTTACTCTCGTTAATAAAGAATTTATAGCTTTAGCTGAATTGGTTGACAGGTCTCCATCATATATAGCTTCTATCTTACGATATAGTTCTCCTCCTGGATCATTAGCTAATGTATTTTTACCTCTAAATTCTGTTTGAATATTTTGATGTATTGAACCATTATACTTATCTACTCTCACTACCAAAGAAGTACTCTCATTAATTGGTATAATTTTATATTGCTCTCTCCCACTTATAGAAATATTTCTATTTATATTTTCAATTAATTGAGGATTGTTCTTTCTTAAATATTCAGACTTGCCTCGAACAGATTCTATTCTATAATCACCACTAAGTAAATCAGAATTGATATCATTTAGATTTTTACCAGTTACATCACCTATAAATTTCCCTTTAGAATCTACACCACTTTTTTCTAAAACATAAATACTTGTCTGCATAGGGTCTAAAAGGTTTAAAATGCCCATTAATCCTCGGTTTTTAACATCACCCATCATTTTAGTATCCTGCAATAAAAGCTTGCTTTTTTGGTCAACTTTTAAAGTAGTTACTTCTACCTTAGAAAATAGGTTCGTAGTTATTTGATGTAAGTCAGTATCAATAGATATAGGATCAGGCCTAACTTCGCTTCTCATTAAGCTACTTTCTGCTTCCATCCTTAATCTTAATGGCTCAACAATAAATTTCTGAAAATTTTGTCTTCCTTCTGGAGTAGTTGCATCAAAATTAAGTTGACGTGAAAAATTATTTAATGTGCTAACCATATTCTGAACACGTAATCGTAAAGCAGGGTTTTGTATATTAGCAGCATTATCATAAAACTCTCCTAATAAATCTCTTCCTAATTGAATAACTTCTTTTGCTTCTAGTTTACTTTGTTTATATATACTAAAGATATCATCTACTTCACTTGTTCTTATATTATATTTATTAGCAAATTGAGATGATGTAATTCTTAATATATGTTCTTGATAATCCTTATCTGGAATTTTATTTGCTCTTAACTGCTCAACTATCATTTCCTTTAGACTAGTTTCATTTAAAGCTTTAACGTGTGCTATATTTTTAGCATCTGCTGTTAAGTTTAATATCTCTTTAGCATAATCTATTCTTTTTGTATTCAAAGGATTATTATCTATAGCATTTAATAAATCCATAATCTCTACTTGCTTCTTACCAAATGCTCTTAATTTATAAGGATCTCCTTGCTCTAAAGCTTGTTTTATTTGAATAGTTAATTGTGTTAAAGCCTTTCTCTCAGACCCTAATTGAGCAATAAGCTCCGCACTATTTTTCATTCTTGTGTCATTAGGTTCTAACTCGCCCAATTTTATTAAGTCTAATAATGTTTTATTCTTCTCTATAGCGCCTTCTAAAAATGAATATGTCTCAGTTAATTTAGATACAGTAAACTCTTGCATAGCTATTTCACCTACAGTAAGAGACTTTTGTAAGCCTTTTATCCATGCATCAGGAGTAATTTCTGAACCACCCTTAACAAAATTAATATTAAAATTACTATCCACAATACGATCATATAATAGTTGATAATGATTAGTTAATTGTTTATGGGTCTCAGGGTCTATTTTTTTAGAAGCTTTAAGCATATCTAAGTGAGCCTTCATAGTAGTAATATCAGGAAATTCAATTCTTTCTCCAGCTAAAGATGTATTAAATTCAGGATTCTTAATTAATTCTGCTATACTACCCGCAACATTAATACCAGCTGCAAAATCTGTTAAGCCTAATCTTTCCAATCCTTTAGTAAAAGCATATCCTTTAAAGTCTCTTATAGCTTCAGGATTAGTAAGCATATCTCCAAATAATTCTTTAGATAGATTATATAATTCAGAGGCTTCTTTTTGTGTTAACTTTCTACCTCCACTATTTTTCATATTTGGATATAAGTCTACCATAATACTATGCATAGTTTCTACAAAAGCAGATAACTCACCATATGAACGTTCACCTTCAGGACTAGTCTTATCAATAGATGGAATCTCTTTAAATTGTATTAGATTCTCTACACCCTTTTTAAATTGGTTTACTCTGCCTACATCTAATCCATGATCTTTACCATTAGTAAGAACTTGGTAAGCACTAAATTTATTCGCCATATTTTGGGCATTATAATACTGTTGATCCCAAGACCAGTGAGTTAAAATATTTCTATCTACTTCAATATTACCTTTCCATCCTGGTGCATGAGTATGATTCATTAATCTTTCATTAGCTTGATCAAAGGCAGCTTGTGCAGTTCGTACATTTTTAGCTTCTGGTTGTGGTAAATCTATTTTTGGAGAATTAGGATCTATCCAATTTTGCTTAATACCATTTTCATATATTGTTCTAAAGGCTGTATTAACTTCTCCTCCTAAATCTATATTTTTTAAATCAGGACCAATAATCCTTCCTTCTTCTATTGTATAGGCACCTTCTAATCCTAAAGCTCTATATACTTCTTCTATGAATTGTTTTTTGATATCTTGAGGAATATTAGCAGCCTTGCCAAAAGATCTTTGCATAAAGTCATTTAACTCTGGTACTACATTATGTTTGCTTAAAACTTTTCCATCAAACCTAGTATTACTTACAGCTTCAACTAATTGATAAGCTTCCATTGCATTTAATTGCTCTATATTAAAAGGTTTAGATGAGTTAGAATCATACTTTTCAATAATTTTTTTAGCTACAATTAATTTATCTCCTAATATTCTAGCATCTGCTTCAGTTAACTTACCTTCTTTAATTTGATCTGCTACATATTTCCAAAATGAAGTATCTAAATCTGCTCCTACTTTATCTGATTTTTCATATGCTTCAGATAATCTTCGTAAGGCTTCAAATTCTGGAGTACTATCTAAAGTTTTTCTCAATGCTTCAGAATTAGCTCCACCTCTAGCAACAGGTTCACCGTATTTAGCAACAACTTCTCCTAGTCCTTTAATATCTACTCCGAAAGTTTTTAATCCACCAACATATTTACGTAATTGATTTGCTTTAAAGTTTTCTGCACCACCAATCCATTCTCCTACCTTGCCATATTCAAATCTTCTTTGAATAAAGTTTAGATTTTTTTGATTTATTTTCATATGGAAACTGTGAGGTTTTCTAGTGAAGTAAGCAGCTACAAATATATTAGATGCAATTTCAGAACCAGAACCTCCAAATGCACCCATTAAAGAATTAGCACTAAATCCGTTTTGACTAAAGGAATCGTATAGAGAATGTGAATTCATTGCAAATACTCCAGCTGCCATTCTTGGTAAGGATTGCATCATATCTTTTCCAAACTCTTTAGCCCAATATGGAACCGCTCTAGTTAAAAATGTTCCTCTAATATCTCTTAAATAATCCTTCAGAATAGGAGTTGATGCGTCATCTGTAGCATTAAGCCACCATCTAGCAGATCTAGTATTCCACTTAATACCCATTTGAGAATTTAATCCTCCTCCAGATAATGCATCTATACCATGTATTCTAGTCCTTAATTGCTCATTTGTCATATTGTTTATTTTACTATTTCTAGCATGAAATCTATTTTTAAATATGCTACCTAATCTTCCCATATTGCTAGCAGTTGTACCACCTTTTATAAATTTAGCAGGACCTATTAAACTAAAGAAAAATGCTTCTGTTGGAGCATGGCTCCACCAATCTGAAACAAATCCTTTAAAACCAGAACCCCAATTACCATCTACCCCAAAGTCGCCTGTGTATTTCCATTCTCCCATATCATCTTTTTCAACACCATAAAATCTTTTAAAGGCTGCATTTTGAGCAGCATGTATAGCAGCCATATTAACACCAATAACAGCGTCATATGCCATAGCTCCCATTATCCTAGACATAAAAGGACTACGATTAACACCAGGTAATTTACCTACTAGAATATCCATTAATCTAGCAGCATTCTGAGGACTATTTCTTGTTACAATTTCAATAGCATTATTTGATACAGCTGTTGCTAATTCGTTATCTACTATACCTAAAGTCTTAACAACTTTCTCTGTCATCTCTGTTTTTAATGCTACATCTAATAGTTCAGCATCTAATAAAGACTCTACCTTTTGATTTACACTAGCTGCAGATGTTAAATCATAAGCTTCATCTACAATTTCAGTAATATTTTTATTAGTCATAGATTTATCTATAATATCTTGACTAACATTTTTAGAAGCATACTCTCCACTAGTTTCAATTAATTCTTTTACAGATTGTTTTCTAACTAGATTTGCAGGATCTAATTTTTTAGTAATAAGCTTTCCACCTAATCCAACAGCTCCTTTTATACCATGTTTAGTAGCAGTACCACCTGCCATAAATTGAGGAATCATACCTAAACCACCACCAATAATAGCACCTGCTTTACCAGCAGGAGATAGTTCATGATATTCACCTTCTGCTCCTTCAGGTGTTAGCATCTCTTCCCAAGTATGAGCTAAATCTCCCTGCGTACCTTCTAGATAAGCATCATGTGCTCCAGGCACTTGGAATAAAGCTTCATCAGTAAATTTCCATAACCCTTGACCTAGGAAGTCCATTAAAGCACTACCACTAGTTCTACCAATAGTTTTATCTACTACAGTCTCATTTCTTTCTTGAGCCTCTAACAAAGATTCATTACTAAATAACTCGCTTGTCATATAAAAGTCCTTATCTTTCTTCTAAAATTGTTTTTAATTCATCTAACTTATTCTCACCATCTATATACATTAATATCTCATCAAATCCTGTAGGCTCTATAGTTTGAGCATGGCTTTTTTGAGTTGATATATAATTATCTACATAATCCTTTAAATATGAAGCATCTGTATATTTTGGATCATATTTTATATCATCTAACTCATCATAGGCCTCAGTTAAACTTGCTGTAGCTTCTTCATAATGTTCAGGATATCCCCACTTTTTTGTTTCAGGATTATAATTTAAAATATTCCAATTAACCTTAGTAGTCTCACCAGGTCTAGAAAAAGCATCTAATAATTTCATAGTCCAAGGTTTATTTTTATTGCCATATTTAATATCTTCCCCTAGTCTATGAATATATTCTACAGGAGTACCAAAAATGTTAGCTGCAAGCACTAAAGGAGCTCCTAAAGTAAACTTTGTTCCAAAACCTTCTTTTTCTTGCCACATAATATTAGCAGCTTGTCTTCTATCTTTTAATACCTTAGAACCCGCTTCCCATCTTTCATTTTTTTCTGTAATTAAAGTATTGATTTCATCTATAGCAGTTTCTATATCCGTAGAAAAGTTTCTTTTCTTTAGGTTGTCTTTTAAAAAGTCTGTATTCAATTCCATGTTTTCTGCTATAGCTATTATTTTGTCATCAGAAATAGTTTTAGATAATGTGAAATTATTATTTTCAGGATTTCCAAATTCAGTTTCTATAGTATCCCACATATAATTAGAAATTTGAGCTTTGATATCAGGAAACATTGTATAAATTTGATCGATAGTATATTTATTTTTACCGAATGTTTTCTTAGTTAAGAAGTCATGCTTCTCTTGGAACGTAGATCGAACATCTAAATTCGTTGTTAAATAATTATATATTTGTTGTTCTTTTTCAGTCATTATTTATCCTCCTTCTCCTTGTAAATCATCAAATATAGTTTCATCTAGAAGAGGATTACCTTCTTCTTCGGTATCACCAGGAAGTGCTATATTATCAATAGGATCTCCCTCAAATCCTGCTAATGTGACACCTGCATAAAAATGATTATGCAATTCCATAAATCTTTCCATAGTCATATTAGGGGGTACGCCTAAATATCTTTGTGCATATTCTAAAATTAAAGCCTTTTTCTCAGGTGTATCTTGCAGATTATAGTTTTCAAAAGTCTGCTGCACATATAGATTATACATAGTGTAATCAGCTGGTGATACTACCCCTTGATATTTTGCAGTTTCAGGAGTAGCTTGTTCTATCATTGTTTTATACTGATTATAATAAGTAGCTGGAATGGTTGCTGCATTCACATCTCCAAGCATGGTTCCAAATTCTGTTCCAAATTTAAGCATTCCAGCTTGAATATTTTTAGTATAAGTTTCTCGTTGATCTGGAGTTGGATAATATTCTTCAAATAGTGCTGCATTCTCAGTTTGTAATAATGATTCTCCTATTAGAATTTGATCAAATGAAGAAATACTATTTGCATTTTTTAATTTCCTATTAAAGTAAACTGTGCCATCTGCTTTTAATCGATCTTTTTTAGATTGTAAATTTCTATCATCATAGTATGTTTGTGTTGACTGTTCTCTAGTAAGTCTAGTTAATTCTTTGTTGGTTATTTCTGGAGTTGTTTTAAAATATTCATCTACTATTAATGGAGTTGTCTGATCATCGGTTAATCCTACATGATGCCTATATGCTTCTACGCCCACATCTTCTGGATCCCATTCTGTAGGTGATGCTCCTAATACTGGTGTTATAATTCCTCCGCTTTGAATACTTTTTGCTAAACCAATTTGCTCATCCATTATCTTATTAACAGCTTTATATCTTTCCTTATAGATCTCTGCCTTAGCATCAAACTCGTCTGCTTTTGTAGAATAACTTAATGTTTCTGCTTCGCTAATATTGTTTATCAAATTACTTACACCACCAGGTGTTCCAAGTTGTTCATTTAATTTATCTAAAGCTATACCCGTATCAGTAAATTGCTCTTCAATAACAAGAACTGCATCTTCCCATTTCTTAGCTTCTTTTTTACTATCTATATAGTTATCACGTTCAAGCTCTAATCTTACTTTAGCGTTTAATATATCACTATTTAATTGCCTTAAATCACTACTTTCTTTAAGCATTAACAATCTATTAAGCGCTAAACCTAGTTCTCTAAAGTTACCATTACTCATATTAATTCCTATCTATCTTAAATATCCTTATAATTTTCATGTTCATATATGGGATTATCTTGCCATTCTCTTTTTAATAAGCCCCATATTTGCTTATTAACATACTTTCCATTTCTAAATACATACTCTCTTTCTGTGCCTTCCAATGTCCATCCTGCATATTTAGGTATGCCGTTAAAACTCATTCTATCATTATCTTCAAATGTATGAGCATATAATCTATTTAAATTTAAATAATCAAAACAATACTTAACTATTACTGTAAAGGCATCTTTACCTAATCCTTTATCCTGTAAGTCAGATTTGATTCCTAAATAAGATATATAAGCACTTCTCCTTATATTATGTATACAGCTAATAGTTATTACCCCTATAACTTCTTCTTCGTAAAAAATCGTAAACACTTTTGATATAGTCCCATTCTCTGTTTCATATAAAAACTTTGGTAATTCTTCCAATGTTAATTCGTTATATGTTGTCGAAAATGTACTTCCTATATTATCATTCATTACAATATTATATATAGGCTTAATATCATTTTGTGATACTGTCTTCAATATCACCTTCTTTCCCTTAAGCATGTAACCCCCCTTTGTATATTACTTATTACTTTTTACCACCACCGCTGGATTCTTGTGCTTGCAACTGTTTAACTTTACCAACATCAGCAAAAAATTGATTTAATAATCTTTGCTCCTCATCAAATTTAGAAGCACTATAAGCAATATTTTTAGATGCAATATCAGCTTCCTTTCCTAATCTTGCTGCACCTAAATCTGCTCCATGTGCTCTTTCAATTAAAGCTCTACTTGTATCAGCCCTAAAAGCTTCTGATCCAGCTACTGCCATACCTGTAGCAGCTACTCTATTTTTCATATTACTTTGCATTTCAGCTAATGATTCACCAGCTGTTAAAGATGCTCCTCTGACAGTATCTGCATATACATTACGTATTGTTTCTATATCAATACCCAGTTTTTCTGATAATGTTTGTAAACCAGTAAAATCTAAAGGTGTAATATATTGTAAATGATCTTCTTTAAATTTAAATTCATCTCCCAAATAATTGCCTAATGCTGATCCTTGCGCTATACCTGATCCAGCTGTATAAGACTGATTCCATAAATCATATAAAGTATCATAGTCTATTGCTCCTGTAACGCTTGAGTCAGACCCTGCCATTTGATTAGCAGACCCTAGTTGACTCTGCGGATCAATATTTGGTGGTCCTCCCACATATCCGTTCATTTTATTTTCTCCTTAATTTAAATATTATACAAAACGCTTGTAAGCAGCTAATTCATCTAGCATACTTCTTCTTTCTAAAGCTTTCTCATACCACATTGAAGTAGTATCAAGACCTTTAGTTATATTAGTTAGACTAAATGGATTTGTAAATTCTGCAGAAGGATTATCTCCAAATGCATATTCTTTATCAGATATTCCACTTAGTTTTCCATATAAAGCTGTACCTAAACTACTGCCTACTTGTGTTAATAGCCCTCTTGCTGCTGCAGGTCCCAACTCTGGTCCTAATCCTGCTGTTGCCTTCATAAAAGGTTTAACTATTTTTGATGTTAGTTTAGTCCATGGAGTTGCAGCAAATCCCATTCCAGCCTGTCCTAACGTAGCATGCAATCCAGTATCTGCCATAAGTGTTCCTATATTTGCAACTCCAGGAGCACCTACTGCACCTGTCCCACTTAATATCGCATCTATCCCGCTAAGTGTTCCAGCTTGAGCTGTACTTACACTGCCTGCTGCACCTGCTGGACCTAATGCGGTAAATCCACCGCTTAATAATAATGGCAATCCTACTCCTAGTAGTAAACTAGCTATACCTAATTCATTTCGATCCTTATTCTTTTCTGCTACATCATCTGCCCAATCTGACGCTAACAATGCTGATTGGTAACTCATATTTTCTCCTTTATTTTCCTATTGCTAAATAATTTATTGTTGCATCTCCCGCAGAATCATATCTATCAATATCAAAACCATTCTTTGTTATATTAGTTGCAACATGATTCGTGTATCTTTCATCTGCTAATTGAGGATTCAAAAAAACCCCAAAGCATTCTACTTTAAAATTCTCAAAAAAAGAGAATGATTCTAATGCATTACTTGTAGAATCAATCTTCCCCCATACAATTTTAAATCCTTGTTTAAATGTAAAGCTACCTCCATTAGCTTTCTCACTTATAAATCCTTCTTTTTTATGCATAGATTTAGTAGGTTCAAATATAGTATTATATAATTGCCCACGATATTTTATAAATTGTATTATACCTTGATGTGTAAATCTAAAAACTGGCACTCCTTCTTTTAAATCTCTTGGATTCGGTGTTCCTTTTAAAATAGGTAATTGTTTATATTTATCTATATTTAAAGCCATTATACTATATTCTTTTTCCTATATACTATATTAATATCATTTAATTCAAAATCTGCTCCTGCTGTACCATTAAACTCAACAGCAAAACTATAAATATTATTAGCTTGACTTGATGTTGTTGGTACTAATTTAACTGTATGCCAACTTTCTAAATCAGTTTTATTAGCTAAAGGAGTATCGTCTCCTGAACCACTATCAGGATTTTTAAACTGATACATATCATCGAAATCGGTTTCTCCATTTACTGCATACTTTACGTTCAAAGCACTAGCATCACCCTTATAAGATATATTAATACTGTATATTTTCTTTTTAATTCCAACATCTCCAAAAGAATAATCCTTAGTTCTAAGTACAAAATTATCGGTTGCAGCTGTAGTTGATGACCATGTTTTAGCAGATGAAGGACTATTATCAACAGGATCAGTAATCCATACTAAGTTTCCTTCATCATCATTAACCATATTAGTACGATTACCATCTGTTAATATATTTCTTGCTGTAGTCCAGGATCTGGTAACAAAATCAAATATATATAAAGCAGTTGCTTTATTTACCCAATTCGTCCCATCTTGATATCTGCCCCAACCAGTTATAACTAATTGTCTATTACTTATATCGTAACCTACTTGACAGTATTTCATATTATCTAACTTTAATTCAGTCCCATCATTTAAAGTAAAATCTTCCCAAGAATCATAATCGCCTGTACTTTTAATTTTAATTAATTGAACACCTTCATTATGTGTTAAATCTACAATCTCTTCACCA